CACGCGTGTCTGGTCTGCATTCACGCTGGACTTGATCGGTATCCCGCTCATCGTCTTCCGGCCCGTGAACAGCAGATCCAGGTCGTTCCCGTTTCCGCTGCCGCCTTCCTTGATGATGGAACTCACCGTGATGCCCAGATTTTCCCAGGCATGCTCCTGCTCGACCGCCATGTACGCGATCAGCTTGCTCAGGTGGTTGATGCCCAACGCCTTGCGCACCTTGTTGATCGCCAGCCGCACGTTGGCCGGCGTCAGTGCCGCGTTACCCGCGTTCACGCGCGGCGTCGCCAGTTGCACCGGATAGGTCGCGCGGTTCAAGTTGAGCCACGTGCCCGTCGTCGCGTTGTTCTGGTGATACTTGATCCCGAACAACGACACCGGCGAAGCGCCGCTCAACCCGTCATGCACGATCACGTCCGTCGCCACAGTACCGCTGGGAGCGGCGTCCACCGTGATGGTTTGCGTCGGGCTGATGGGATCGGCCGCCACCACGTTGCATGTGCCGCGGTTCGTCGTTAACGTCGTGTCGTACACCTGAATCGTCTGACCTGCGTACACCAATGCCGCGCCATTCGGCACGCTCATTGTCAACACGTTGCTGGCAACGGAACTGATCGTTCCCAGAACCCCGTTCCCCGCCGTCTGGATCAGCTTGTCCAGGAACGAGCGAAACTGCTTCATTCCGTTGGCCACTTCACGCTTGGCCGCGTTTTCAATCGCCCGTTCCCTTCCCGTCGTCGCGTATTCCACCAGCTTCGTGATTTCAATCGCGAAGCGGAAGAAAATCGGCGACACCTGCGCGACGTCGTAGGCGGTTCCCGAGCCGCGGCCCAGGTCGCCTCCGTCCGCGTTGTACGACCCGGCCTTCCCACCGGGATTGACCTGCAACGGCAGGCGCAGGTTTCGTGAAGAAATCTTCTCCACGTCCCCGCGCTGCTGGATCATCGTCAAAAGAATGTCGTCGCGCTCATACAGCAAAGGTACCTTGTCGCGCACCTTCTCGAGCTGCAACGCGATGACATTCGCGTTTTGCTGTGCTGGCATTGTTGTTTCTCCTTAGATGTGCTGCCCCGCTTCAGAAGGGCAGGCAGGCGTCTTGCGAGAAGGCGCCAAAACTGTTTTGTAATGCACTGCAAATGCAGGGGTCGAGTATTGCTCGACCACATCCCGGCAACCCGTATCGTTCCCCGTCATTCCGAACGCAGTCCGCGAAGTGAGGTATGGTTTTCCATCGCACGCCCCTCGTGCGATGAATCCCTCTCGGGTTTTCCTTCTAACGCCGCTCTACCCCTGAACTTGAGGGTGCCCCATCCTTCGCGCCGTTCGCGCAGGGTGGGTTCTTACGATCGAACGCCAAAATCTCTCTTCTCTCCGGTTTTTCGTTCAGGTTCTTCTTTAGGGGGTCGGACCTTCAGGTCCGACATTAGGAACCTTGCGCATGGGGCTTCAGCCCCCGAGGAAGCTCTTGGCCATCTCCACTTTCTCTGAGGCCCTCTGTTCCTTTTGCGTTGGACTCTTTCTACAGTTCCAAAATCTGTTCGTCGCTCAACTTTCCGTAATCCACCCGCCCTCGATTCGCCGTTCTCACAGAAGCGCGTGGTTCCGATCTCTCGGTCCGTCCGGAACTCTGCCCGTTCTTCCCAGTCTGCGGCGTGGGCTTCGCAGCGGTTTCTCTCCCCGCCCGCGAATCACCAATCCCCTCTTCCGCCGCTCGGCTCTTCCCTCTTGTGCCGAGCGTCGCCGCAGTCCAACTCCCCACCACCCGCTTCACCGCTCCCGGCACCAACTGCTGTGCCCGCGCATCAATCACTCGCACCACCTGAGCCCTCGTGGCATCGTCAAACCGCCGCGCCCCCAAAATCTTTGCCACCTGCTCGCCCAGTTGCGCGTCGCTCTTTAGAGCCGCTTCCACATCCTCGCGCACCGCCGCGCCCAATCGTTCCTGCAAAGGTGTTCCCTGCGAAGCCGCATCTCGCCCCGCTCGATCCAGGCTCCTCAAATTGGGCAGTGCCTGTTCCATTGCTCGCGCAATCGCCCCGCCCACGCTCTTCTCCAAGTCCGCATTCGTCGCCTTCTCAAATCCCACATAAGCCGCTGCCACTTCCGGCGCAATGACCTCGTTCCGCTGCGCAACTCTCCCGCCCGCGCTCTCCCGTGTTAACTGTGAGTTGTCATCCCGAGCGCTGTAGCTCAGGCCTTCAGGCCTGAGGGACCTGCTTTTGACTTCCTGGTCGCCGGTCGCTGGTCGCTGGTCACTGCCTTTCCCTCTTTCCTCCAGCAACCTCATCCCCGCCGCCACCATCTCTCGAAACGCGCCGGGATCCTGCTCCATCAATCTCTGCGCCAATTGCAACCGCGCTGCGCTCAACGCCTCCGCCGGCTTCCCCGCCGCGCCGAAATACGCTCCATCAAACTCCTCCAACTGCCGCGCGCGTTCCGCCGCCGATTTCGCCTCGTTCACTCCGCCGGGATAAAGCTCCTTCAGCGCCCGCGCCTCGGCAGGCGTCGCAATCGCCTCGCGATAAGCCGCCGCCTCCTGCCTCGCCTGCACCGCGCCTTCCCACAACTCCTTCGCCTCTTCCCCATGCCAGGGATCGCGCATCCTCTCCGCCAGCCATTGCGGCGGCGCCTGTGGCACAGACACTCCTGCTTGCCCTGATCCTTGAAGGGTCTGTGCCGGCATCGCACTCGCTTTCCCTGGTTCCGCAATTCCTTGCCGCGTCGAGTCCCCAGTCGCAGTCTTGCCGTCCGCAACGCCTTCCCCCGCGCCACGTTCCACGCTCGTTCCGGCATCTTCCAGTAGTTGCTCGTCCGTCAGCGACGAGCCACTCACTTGCCCTGAGCCTCGAGGGGCCACTTCTCCCTCCGGCTCTATTTCCAGGATCTGCTCATCCGTCAGCGCAAACACTTCCCGCCCCGCGCCTTGCGCGCTGCTTTGTGTCGCAATCGTTTCCATCCCACTCTCCGTGCTCGCTCCCACGTCCGATGTAGGGGCGCAGCACTGCTGCGCCCCGTCTCGGCAAGATCACATCCAACTGGCGCTTATTGCGGTCACCTTGCTACGCCAAATTCTTCTTAGGCCTTCGATACGGCTTGCGTCTGCATCGCACGCAAATGCGCTTCCGCGTGCGCCCGCACATTCGCGAAGCCTGCGGGATTCGTCATTTTCGCCGATTGCCCGGCCTCTGAATTCGCCCAGCGCTTGCACTCCTCGAACTCCACCGCATGATCATCCAGCAACACATCCACGGCCACCGAAGGCAACACAACGCTAGCTGGCCCTGCCTCCTGGTCGCTGGTCGCTGATCGCTGATCGCCAATTCCCACCACAATCGGCGCGCTTCCCAGCAACACCTGGATCTCTCGCAACTGCTTATTCCGCGAGTCCTCCCCCGGAATCACCAGCTCCGTCAACCCCAGCACATTCTTGATGTAGCCAAGATTTGCCGGCTCCGCCAGCGCCTCTTGAATCAACGGATCTTTCAGCCCAAACAACTGCTGCAGCACGCCGCGCTGCTGCGACTTCAGCCGCGGAAACGTTTCATCCGCCTCCGGATGCACGCAGATATTCCCTTTCAAGTCGCCCACGCGAATCATCCGCGCGTCCAGCGTCCCATCCGGACCCAGCAGCGGCACATCCACGTCTTCGGGCCGGTTCTTCCGGAAGCAGTCCACTCCCAGCAGCATCACTTCGCCATAAAACTGTTTCAGCCGCCGCCACACCAATCCCAATCGCCCCATCGCCTGGTCGCGCGCCATCGCATAGCCGCTCGCCGTCTTCACGTCCTCCATGTTTCCGCCGAACACCGCGGGAAACAACCCCGTCAAGAATTGCGACACCGGCCCAATCAAATCCTGCTGGTGGCGAATCATGTCCGGAGGCACCTGCGCCGCCGCAGGCTGGAAGAATCCCGCCGCCAAAGGCTGGCCTGGGCGCGCGCGTGCCGGAAAGTGCGCCGCCGGCTCCGCCACTTGGTTCGCCAAAGCGTCAAAGTCCAACACCTGCGGATCGGCGTAGATCGGCGGAATGCCGTACTCATACGTCTCCGCCTGCATGTTGCTCAACGTGTTGTAGCGTTCCTGCACCTGCACCAGCGAATCGCCCACGCTCGGCCGGTTCTGCCCGTCCCCTGGCAGCGCGTGCAGCACCCGCCAGTGATCGTCCATACTTTCGTTGCGCGCCTCGCAGTACACATCGCCCGCAAAGCCCACGTAGCAGCCATCCGGGAAAAGCGCCAGCAGTTCGTTCCGCACCTCTTCATTCTCAATCCCGTAAAACGCCCACGGCCGCAGCCACGTCCGGTCAAACGTGATCAGGTTCATCAGCGCGTCGCCAGGATGAATCGACGGCAACCCCTGCTCCACGCTCAACCGCGACACGCGCGCGTACACATCTTCCGGTCCCTGCGATGGCGCTGCCTCGATTTTTCCCGCCGCCAGCGGATACGCCGCCTTCAATTTCGCGCGATGCACTTCCGCCTGCCATTGCAGGTACGGATACTCGTGCATTTCATTCGCCCAAACCGGCGTATTCAGCTCCAGCCCGCCGGCAATCGAAATCACTTCCTGGCCATTCGCCACGCGCCGCGTCTCCACCACCCGTGGCACCGTCACCCGCTCCGCCCTCTTCAGATCCTTCTCGCCCAACTCCGCCCCACACCCCGGGCACGTATAGCTCACCCCTTCAGGGGTGCGGCCTTCCCCAGCCTCAGCACTCAACCGTCCGTCATCCTCGCCAAGCCCATAATTGTCATCCCGACCGGAGAGCCGCGCCTTTGGCGGCTCGGAGTGGAGGGATCGGGGCAAGCTCTCCGCGTCTTGCGTGGCTTCCTGGTCGCCGGTCGCCGGTCGCGGGTCACCGTCCTTTTCTCCCCCGAACGGAGTCTCCTTCCCGCACTCCGGGCAAACCCACACATCCTCCCCCAACGGAATCTCCACCGCCGCCAAAATCTCTTCTTCCCGAAACCCGAACCGCTGCCCATCCTTCACGTACCGCACGTACGCGCCCAGCTTCCCATCCGTCCACAGAAAATACCCGATCGACGTCAGCAAATGCTCCACATGATTATTTCGCTCGACCAGTTCCGCCACGTCGCTCGCCGCGCGCGCCGCGGCAATATCCACCAGCGATTGCGCCGATTGCGGATAAAACCGCACGCTCGGCACATCCTGTGAAAGTACCGCCACAAACGACAGTCCAAACCCCTGATAAAAATTCGTCACAAACTGGTACCGCGGCATCTCTTCCAGCGCGCGGTCGTCATTGAACTTCTGCTCAAACGGCAAGTGCCAGTTCATGTCATTCGGGTTCCACCACGCATACTGCAACCCTTGCCAGAAAAGCCGCGCCTGGCGGATCCGCCGAATCTCGTGTCGCCGCGCCGTCACGCCCTCTTGCCGGTATTGCCGCACCAACTCCCGCAGCGCGTTCACCAGTTCCGGCCGCTCTTCCTCCAACTGCTCAAAGTTTGGCCCAAGGTCCATTCCCTGGCTCACCCGACTCTGCAACCCGTCATTCCGAACGGAGTCCGCGAAGCGCGGGTTTTGCGCCCCGTACGCTTCGTCGGGGCGAGGAATCCCTCCGAACCTCGCCCCAGCGTCACCCGCCCCCGCATTCCCATCCGCCGGCGCCGTCATTCCCGCTTCCCAATCTGTCATCGCGTTGTCCATGCCGTCTCTCATGATTTCTTCTCTGTGCCCGTGGCACAGACACTCTTGTCTGTGCTCTTGGGTTTTCTTCTCTGCGAACTCTGCGCTCTCTGTGTCCTCTGCGTTAGTTCTTCGCTTTGAATCTTCGCTATCCCCGCCCCGTCACCCCTTCATTGCGTCCTGTTCCCTCTTCATCTGCCGGGTGCCCCAGGCACGGAGTGTGTGCCTGGGTCTTGGGTTTTTCTTCTCCGAAACTGAAAACTTATAACTGAATACTGCCAACTTCGCTCATCACCCCTTCATCGCGTCCAATTCATTCTTCCTCTGCATCTGTTGCCACGACCTCTTCCGCAATCTCGGCAACTCCACCGGCTTCACCGGCTCCGCAAACTCCACCGGCGGAAATCCCGCCGTCCCCAGCAGCGAATTCAGCAGCGCCCGGTTCTCTCCCCGCAGTCGCGCCACTTCCTCCTCCAGCATCCCCACGTATCTCGTCTTAAAGAATCTTTTCACGAACTCCCACATCGCCCCACCCTTCGCGCTTCCCTCTCGCTTTCACCAATTCCACCGCCGCCGCGGCAACCGCTGCGGCCCAAACTGCTTCCGCGCTTCCGCCTCCAACCTCTGAAACTGAATCGCCCGCGAAGTCGCATCTTCCGCCGTCACCTGCCGCGCGATCTGTTCGCCCAGCGGCATTCCTGGAATGAATCGCACTTGAGAATAAAGGGGCGGAGCCTGCCCCGCCCCGGGTCCGCCTCTGGCGGTTGCCCCAACACCGGCGTATCTTGCGCCGGGAACCATTCCATACCGCGCCGCATCGGCCGGATCGTCGCCTTCCACCTTGCGCACATCCTCGACCCGCCGGTTGTCCCGTACCAGTTGCGGCAAGCACTCGATCAACTTCCCGCAATTCTCCGTGATCACCCAGGCGTCCTGCTCCAGCAGTTGATACATCAATTGCCATCCGCCAATCCGGTCGTCATCCGCCTGGGAAGGCCGCGGCAATCCATTCGCCGCCAGCACTTCTCCCAGTTGCTCCGCAATCGAAGCCTCGCTGGTGCGGTGCGCAAAGGCATCCGGCGAAAGGTAAATCTCCTGGATCTTCTCGTCCTTACAACGCTCGGCAATCGCCTGCCCCAGCATCCGCGGCGACAATCCGTTCTGCACAAACTCCCGGTACGTCACAATCCTTCCGGTCGCGCCCTCCCGCACTACGTCTGCTTGTGCGCCTGCCTCAAAACCGTCATCCCGCCGCCCCCCGTTTGTCATCCCGAGCGAAGCGAGGGATCTGCTTTTTTCTTCACTGGTCGCTGGTCGCTGGTAACTGGTCGCTGCTCTCGGCATCGCGCAATGCCAATACACCGCGCTCGGATGCTGGAATCCCCAGTCAATCGAAATCCACCGCGGCCACCACGACTGCATGCCGAGCTCTTCGGGCCGCGCCGTGTGTCGCCCAATTTCAAACAAGTCGAAGTACTGCCCCGCGAAAACGTCCCAGTCCCCGTCCAGAAACGCTTTCCGCAATTGTTCCGGCAGCGCCTCCAGCGTCTTCCGGTAATTCAGGTCGTTCGCATAAATCGGATTGTCTTCCATCCGTGCGCGTATGAAGTCGTAATCCTGCGGATCGTACTGCTCCGGCCTCTCGAATCCCGTCGGCGGTTGCTTGTCGACCCACAGCGCCTTCACCCACGCGTGCCCAATGTTCCCCGGGTTCGTCGCCCCCGCCATGCAGGGAAACGTTCCCGGAATCGGGCACCTGTTCCGCGAGGTCAGAAATTGCCACTGCTTCAGCGTGAAATGCGTCAGCTCATCGATCCCGATGAACAGAAACTCCGCGCCCTGGTACTGGTAAACATCATTCTCATCCCGGCAGTATCCGAACCGTATCGTCGAACCGTTGGTTAGGGTCACTAGATGTTTTGCTTCGTTGTAGCTGCGGTACTTGCGGCGCGGCACATCCCGTCGGAACTGCGCGATGAGCGAACTCTCCAGTTCCGGATACGTCCTCCTCAAGAGAAGTGAATCGCTTCCTGGATACTTTTTCGCTAGACGGATCGCTTCCTCGAGCAGCGCCCTTGTCTTTCCTGGCCCCGCCGCACCGCCGAATAGTCGGTATTTCGCCGTCGAGTCGTGGAACTCCTGCTGCCGCGGGAACGCTTCGTAGGATTTCTCCGATTCGCGCTGAATACTTTTCTTGTGCCGCCCCGCTCTCAGGCAGCCCGATATATGCACCGCCTTGCGACTATCTTCCCGTGTTCGCCTCTTCATTCCGCCTTTGCGCCAGTTCCCCACTTATCCGCATTCGTGTGCGTCGTCCTGTGGCACAGTCACTCCTGCTTGTCCTGAGCCTCGAAGGGGCTGTGCTCTTGGGTTCCCCGGGAACGCCGATCTCCCGATCGGCCTCTTGGGTCGCTCCCGGAACTCTCTTCAAGTCGAAGGTCCGCGCAAACGCTCACGCTCCGCGCAGTTTCTTCCCCACGAAAAACGCGCCAATCCCGCCGACCAATGAAGCTGCAGCTCCCCAATGATGCAGGCTCAACACCACTCCCAACACCACCGCAGCCACTCCCGCAATCTGTGCCACTTCCCCGATGAACACCACTTTTGCAGTCGTCATTTCTTTCTCCTTAGTCCCGTATCGCTCGCGGCGCGCAATCGGTCAACAGACCTGTCTCTGCCGCCACCGCGCGAGCATTCTTCCCGTATCTCATCTCCAGCAGCCGCTCCAACAAACTCTTCGACGACTTCTCGTCCGTTCCCCGCAATAAGATTTCCGTCAGCCGGATCAGGTCGATGTTGACGTTCACCGCATCCACAAACCCCACTCCGTCTTCCGGGAGTGGTACTCCTCCGTCCAGTTCGGCTCGCTCATCCCATAAACTTTCCACTGGACCGTTTCCGCCGACGTTCTCCGTCTTCGCCTTGCTCTTCCTCTTTTTCTTTTTGTCGGGAGTGCGCCTGGCCTCTTTCGCCTTCGTCTTAGCCGGGTCAGCGTCCGTCTTGTGGTCCGCAGCGTGTGCGGCGGAGGTATGCGCACTCCCGCCAGCGGTCAAGCCACGTCCGGCGTCTGACCCCGCCAGCTCTGTCAGCAAGTTGCAACTCGCCCGGCGATTCTGCCGACGCACTCCCCTGCGCGTCCGGGATCCCCCTTCGACGCGCACACTTCCGGAGAACGTATCCGTACCCCGGAAAGCCCTCATCGTGATCGTCTGTGGTTGCCCCATCACTTCCTCCGCCTCTTCCATTTGTCATCCCGACCGAAGCGGCCCGATTCTTCTTCCGCGCTGCATTCCAGCGCGTCGGGCCGCGTAGTGGAGGGATCGGGGCAACCTGTCTGCTACTTCCCATCACTGTTTTGCCTGTTCGTCAATCCAAGCCGCGTGCCGGGTGCCCCAGGCACGGAGTCTGTGCCCGTGTCTTGGGTTCCCCCCGGATACGTCTCCCAACGAAGTACTTGAGGGTGCCCCATCCTTCGCCCGCCTCCGGCGGGAAGGGTGGGTTCTTACGCTCTAACGTCACAGACTCTCTTCGCTTAACTCTTCTCTGTGAAATTTGTGCCCTTAGCGTCGGCGTTTACTCCGATCTGGCCGGGGCGGCTCCGCGTTATCTTTATCTTCTCTTCGCGGCCACTTCTCCGCCTCCACGTGCACTTCCTCATCCACCGCCTTCTCGTACACGATCGCCCCCAGCATCGCTCCAAAAATCGCGTCTCCATGCCGCCGGCAATATCCGGATCCCGTCTCCGCCCTTCGCATACAAGGAATCCAAGCCGTTCGCGACCCCGCGATCGCATAAAATGCCTTGCACTTTTTCATTGCAATCACGCGCCGCAGTTCGCGCAGCTTCTGCTAGCGGAACGCTGGCATCCCCAACCCCAACCTCGCCGCTCTTCCCCTTGGCGCAACACCGCCAGTTCCTCCGCCAGCCGGCGCGTTTACAAAATCGTCCATCGCCACCAACATCGCCAATCCCCGCGCGCCAAAATCATGATTCCACTCAATATCGTCCCAGCCCAGATTCGGCACCGGCGGCGGCGTGAACGGCAGCCTCTGCGGTTGCTCATCCTCCACAGGAAACGCCGCGAACCACCCAAATGCTCGCTGCCAATCGGTTTCGTCCCAGGCCCGCCCAGGCACGATCGGCGTCAACCCGGTCTCCGCCTCGCTCGTCGCTTGCGAGAACCGCGTCCCCGCAAACCGTTGCCACTCCACTTCATCAAACGCCGTGGGGGGGCGCCCCAACAGGATCCACCGTGCATCGAACTCCGCGTTGGCTTGCAATCCCGCGCGAAATTCGGTGGCCTTGTACCCACCCAACTCGTCGTAGAAGAATTCCGCTTCCGCAGGCAGCGGTGGGAGCAGCATTCTCCGCTCCTCCAAATCCAGCAGGCACCCCAGCACTTGCCGGTTTGCCGGCGCGGGCTGCACACTCACTTCGTTGTACAGCCCCGCCACCCATGTTGTTGTCGCCACGCGCTACTCGCTGAAAATGATCTTGAAGTTCACCGGCACCGATGTCCCCGTCGCCTGGCTATCCAGCACCACCAACCCGTTGACGGCGTTGTTCGCGCCGGAGATCCCGATGGCCTCGTCCACGGTGAACGCCGCCCACAATCCCGTTCCGCGCTGATTGAACGCCAACTGGATCGCCGGCACCGCATTCAGCACTCCGGTCCCCAGCGATGGCAGCGTCGACGCCAGCGAGGCTGCTGCCGGTGCATCGGGCACCAAAGGCGCCGCTGTCACCGCCGTTCCCGATGCATACGTCCCTAGCGATGTCAGTCGGTGCAAGCGCAGGCGAATCGCGTTGTCGGCGGGCGTTGCGTACGAACCTGCCTGCAGCTTCTGCACATACGCCCGCAATCCTGCGTTGGCGCTGGCCGTCTTCAAATCCGCCAGCAGCGTATCCGTGTTCGCCGTGGCGTTGGTATTCTGTTGCGAGGAAACCGCGTAATAAAATGGCACGTCAACTCTCCTTTGTTCGCTTCAATTCCAATTCCGGCAGCGGCATGCGTCCGTATCGCTCATCGCATGCGTCGCACACCACAATCACTTCACCCGGGGCCACGTGCGCGTAGCTTTCCATGCTCACCCACCCGTACGGCCGCCCGCAGATCGTGCAATAGGCCCGCTCCAGCGCCATCGTCGGGTGCGTCACCCTCCCCGCATATCCCTTCAGCCTCGAGTCCATCCCACTCATACCAAGCACCCCACGGCAATTTGTCATCCCGACCGGAGTGCCGCGGTTTGTGCGGCACGCAGTGGAGGGATCGTGGCAAAGCCTTAACTGGCACATTCACTCCCGATTGTGCCACTGGGTCTCTCTTCTCTATGCTCTCTGTGTTACCGTCCCTCTTGCCTTTCTGCTATCTAACGTCCCCGATCCCCGGTCGCGGGTCGTCTTCTGATCGCTGATAACTGATATCTGATAACCGTTATCCGCATCTCGCCAGCTCACTTGCGTCTGAAATACGCCCACGCCAGTGCAAAGTCCAACTCACTCCTCTTGGGCGCCTCGCCTTTCCAAGCGGCGAAAAATCTCTCCCGCGCCTCTTCCATCCTCCGGTCTCCATCCGGAATCTGCCCGCACCGGGGACAAAACGTCACGCAATCCTGCGTCGTCGCCGCTTGCTGCAATCCGTCATGCCGCAGGACATCCTCTACAGCCCGCGCCGCTTTCTCCCACACGTGCGTTTGCCGCATTCGCCAGAATTGCCAACAGAATCGTAGCCATTCCCTCACGTCACACTCCCTGCGCGTCAATCTCGCTGATGAACAGCACGCCCGTTCCGCTGCTGACAATCGCAGCCAGCGTCGTGTTGGTGTCGTCCGTGTAATGCAGGTAATCCAGCTTGGCCGCCGCCGGGTGGCTGTTCAACGTCGCCGTCACTCCCGTGGGCCCGAACTGGAAGAACAGATCCACGCTTCCCCACAACCGATAGTGCCGGCTCGGGTTGAGCTGCACCGACGCGCTCGTCACGCCCACATTGAGCGCGATTGGCGCGTTCAGATAGCGGCCGATCTGTACACTCCGGCCTTGTGAATCGCCCCGCATCGCTTACACCAGAATCTTCGCCGTCAGCCCGCTTCCGCCCGTCGATGAGTACAACTTGATCCTCAGAAACTTGGCTTGTACGCCCGTCACCTGGCGCGCCTCGCCTGTGACTTGCGTCGAAGCATCCATGTCTTGATATTCCGCGTCCACATCCGCCATCGCCCCTTGCAACTTGATGCTGATGGCCGACGGCGCCCCGCCGAATATCGTCTGCCAGCGCACCGTAAAGCCCGTTTCCGGTGCGTACCCACCCGGCGTGCTCAACGCAAACTGTGTCCCCGAGGTATTCGCCCCGGGAAACGCCTCATTGTTCCAGCTATATCCCACGTCGCCCGGATACAGCGTGTTCGGCGGCGTCGCATTCTGATAGGTCGGCATATTCTCTCCTCAGGCACACCTCTCCGCGTGCCACAATCTCGTTTCATTCCACTTTCAAATTCTCTTGTTAACAGGAATCCTCGTTGCGCTTCTGGGCGGCCCCAGGCACGGAGTGTGTGCCTGGGTCTTGGGTTTTCCCGCATGCGTCGCATTACCCCTGACCTTGAGGGTGCCCCATCCTTCGCCCGCCTCCGGCGGGAAGGGTGGGCTCTTACGATCGATCGCCAAGGTCTCTTCTCTTGGGTTGCTCCTATGGCACAGTCACTCCCGTTCACCAAAACCCGTCATCAAAAACAAAAAGCCCCGGAACTCGTCCGGGGCCAGTTACACTTCTCTACGCTGCATAGTTTACCACATTTCACTAACTTGTCAAGAGAAATCTTCGTCACCCATTAAAATATTTTCCCCCGCGAGCCTGTTTGGAGTGCGGCGGCTTGCCGCCGCTTTTGCAAGCGCCAGCCCCGCCGACAAACCCAAATCCCTCGCCACCTTAGCCGCGGCAGGCTCTTCCTCCGCGCCGCTCCCCACTAATATTCCCCTTGACTCCCCCGCTACCCAAGCGCATAGTCCCCGAACCTTCCGAACGCCCCAGCCAAACAAAGGAGACCGCCATGCCCTATTTTTGTCACCAAGTCTGTTACACCAAGGAAGCCTGGGCCCGTCTGATGCAAAACCCGCAAGACCGCCTGGAAGCCGTCCGCGCCCCCATCGAAAAGCTCGGCGGCAAGGTCCACGCCTCTTTCTTCGCTTTCGGTGAATTTGATGTCCTGGCCATCACCGAAATGCCAGACACCATCTCCGCCGCAGCCATTTCCATGGCCTTCGCCGGTGGCGGTGCCGTCTCCAAAATCAATACCACCGCGCTGCTCACCGGCGCGCAGGCCCTCGAAGCCCTGCGCAAAGCCGGTACCAGCGGTTACAAATCCATCATCGCGGATTCCGCCGCTGGCGCCTCCGTTGGGAGATGATCCGCGGCAGCCCTTGCTCCGCGCCACCCGTGCGAGGAGTGTGACGGCCCTCCTGCTGCTGTAAATCGCTTAACTAATATCCTGGCGCCTCTCACTCCATATATTCCTGAGCGCATCTTGCAATATCGTTATTCTTTATTTCCCGGCGGCAATCGCGTCCGCCACTCTTCGCTTTTCCCGCGCATTTCTTTCTCCCGCTCAATTATCTATATAAATTCTCTTTCATATCGGTTCTTCTCACTTGACACGCACGTCACAGCGGCGCAGGGTTATATCCCCAGACCTGAGGGCCCCCCTCCAGAATCGAGACCACCATGTCCCATTTCTCTCTCCAGATTAGTTTCACCAATCAGGCTTGGAGCCATCTGGCTCACACCTCGCAAGACCGTTTCGTCGTGGTTCGCGCTCCCATCGAGAAGCTCGGCGGCTGCATCCAAGCCACATTTTTCACCACCGGCCGCTTCGACCTCCTCGCCATCGCCGAATTCCCGGACCACATCACCCCTGCGGAAATTTCCGTTGCTTTCGCCCATGGGGGTGCCGTCGCTTCCATCAACACCTCGCCGCTTCTCACCTTCGCGCAAGCCGTCGAAGCCCGTAACAAGGAACTCGCCGCCTCTTCCTGCACTATTCGCACGCAACGCCACATGGTCGCCGTCGCCGGCAGCTAATCCCGCGCCTCTTGTAGCGACCACCTTCTGAGGCGGGCACACTTATGCAATCTCCGTCATTCCGAACGAAGTCTGCGAAGTGAGGAATCCCTCTTCTCTCTCGCCGCCTTCCTAACCTCTGCTAAACTCTTTTCGTGCCCCCCACGAATGTCACCCCGCGCCTCACGAGTCTGCGCCTCCATCCCATCAAATCGCTCGACCCCATTTCCGTCACCGAAGCGCGCATCAGCCCTTCCGGCGGCCTCGCGCTCGACCGCGCCTGGGCGCTCTATTCCGTGGATGGCCGCTGGGTCAATGGCAAACGTACTCCGGCCATTCACCTGATCCGCGCGGTTTTCGCTCCCGATCTGCGTAGCGTCACACTCTCTGTTCCGGGCGACCGCCGCAGCATTCCCGCGCATACCTTCCCCTTCCCCGATGGCCACGATGACGCCGCCGAATGGTTCAGCATGTTCTTCGAGCAGCAGATCCTCGTTCGTTATTCTCCCGGCGGTTTTCCCGACGACACCATCGCCAGCGGCCCAACCATCGTCTCCACCGCCTCGCTCCAATCCGTTTGCGAATGGTTCCCCGGCCTCACCCTGGGCGAAGTCCGCCTCCGCTTCCGCACTACCCTCGAAATCGATGGCGTCCCCGCCTTCTGGGAAGACCAGCTCTTCGGCGAAGACGAGCGCAGCTCCGTCCGCTTCCAAATCGGCCAAGTCCATTTCGAGGGCAGCAATCCCTGCGCCCGCTGCCCCGTCCCCCCGCGCAATCCCTTCACCGGCATCCCCATCGACGGCTTCCAAAAGCGCTTCACCCAGCAACGCCAAGCCACCCTCCCCTCATGGTCCCCTCGCCCCCGCTTCGACCATTTCTACCGCTTCGCCACCAACACCCGCGTCCCCTCCTCCGAGTCCACCAAACTCCTCCGTGCGGGTGATTTGCTTTCGTTGTAGGGGTGCAGCACGCTGCACTCCATGTCCGCAAGATCGTTCGACTTCGCGCCCTCTTTCTGCCTTTGTAGCGGCCACCTTCAGGTGGCCATCTTGGGTCTCTCTTGTAGCGGCCGACCTTCAGGTCGGTTCTTGGGCTGCTCTGCGCAGTTTACGTCCGCCCTCGCGCAAGGGGTGGCGTCTTTGTCGCTCTAGGTGCAGGGCATCAGCCCGGCCCGCAACTCTTGTAATTTCGTCTCGTAAAAATGTCATCCCGAGCGAAGTGGCCCGATGCTTTTTCTTCGCGCCGTTCCTCGGCGCGTCGGGCCACGCACTCGAGGGATCCCTCCTCGATTTCAACCCTAGCTCGCACTTTCAGGCGAATTTGGACTGCGGCGGCTCGCCGCCGCTTTTACGCCTGCGTGTCACGTCGGCAAACCAAAAGTCATCCACCTCCCACGGTCCCCACATGACCCCTGCGCCTTGTGTTTCTTCCTTTTCTTTTCCCTTTTCGATGGTTGCGCCACACAACGATGATCTTGAGGGTGCCCCATCCTTCGCGTTTTGCGCGAAGGGTGGGCTCCGACGATCCAACATCACCAACTCTCTTCTCCTCACTCCGCCCCGTTGAAATACTTCCTCGGCGGAAACAAATCTCTCCGCAGCAGCTCCTCCCCGCATCTTCGCCGTATCTCCTCCGACCAGTTCACCCAGCTCCGTTCGCTCAATCCCAAAAAATGCCGCGCCCTCTCGTACGGCGTCAGCCCCAGGTAATACAACCGGAACAGCACCATGCGCGACGCTTGCTGCGGACCCTCCAGCGCCGCTTGCCCCGCCAGCGCAAAATCCGCCACCCAATCTTTCAACTTCGGCCGCATATCCGGCCGCCACGCATACTTCGCGTCCACCTCCCAGGTCAGCGCCGTAATCCCCCGCTTCGCTTCCAGCACTTCCCTGGCCCCGCGATACACTTCCCAGCAAACATCAAACGCCATCTCCGGCTTCACGCTCATGGTCTCCTCCGCTCGTCTCCGTTCTTCCTCCTCCACCTCCAACAAATCCACCTCCACATCTCTGCTTTTGGGAGGGCACGACTTCAGTCGTGCCGTAACGGGCTCCATATCGGCCCGGCTTTAGCCGCTGAGGGCCGTTCTTTCTGACTCCCATCCCGCCTCCTCCGCCCAGAAAAAACTCCTCGACACCACGCACCTCAGCATTTCTTCGTGGCTTCTTTACTTCGTTGCTTCTCTAGCTGTGCCGCTTCCCATCTCCCGTACCGCATCTGGTACTCCCACACTTTTTCGTGCGCGCTCGGCCGCGTCGTTTCCGCCCACAGCCGCCGGCGCTTTTCCACCACGAATCCTCCATGCTGCGCCTTGCGCAGGTGCCGCAATTGCGCGGATATGCTCGCCTCCGGGTAACGCGTCTTGTGCGCCAGCTCCTCCAGCGTCATCCACACGTCGTACCGCGCCGCGCACAGCAGCACCTCCTGCAAAATCTCTCGCTGCGTTTTCAACACCGGCTGTAGCACCTGCCAATCCGCCAGTTCCCTCATCCCTCCACCTCCTCCGCGCCCACTTCCTCCAATCCCCCGCGCCAATCCGTCAACCGCATCGCCCGCTCACTCCGCCTCCGGCCGCTCCTGGTCCCCCGGCACAGATGGCTTTTCGCTTTCGGGGATTCCCCCAACCGTCGCATCCCCTTCGTTCTCTTCAGGATCGGGCTCCCAGGCGCTGCGGTCGGGATCTTCGTAATCGCCCGCGCAGCCGCTGCAAGCGCGCAAAAAGTTTTCCACTGTTTGCACAGATTTCCACAGCTTAGTAACCTTATGATTACTAGTAACTATATATTCTCTAGTGGTACTGTTTTCCCGTCTTTTCCACAACACCTTGTCCGGGAGGTTTTCGTGAACCCCTACTACACCCAGCCGCCCTGGGAATTCCTTCTCACCGCTTCCCGCAATACCCTGCAGAGCTATGAACTCTCCCGCCTCGCTCATGCGGCCAATCTGCGCAAGGAATTGGGCGCGCTCCTGGATCAGTATCTCGAGGAAAATACCGCCGCCATGCTGGCGCGCTGGCTGATGGACCAACGCGAACGCACCGTCCTCGCCGAAGAGACTGCGCCCGCGCCCGCACCCCCCGAAAACAAGGGGCGTCGTGCGTCCGATAACTTTTTGGGGGAACGTATCGTTCCGCCGCGCGCCTCGCGTGAGCAAGCCTGACGTTTGGTCGGCGCGCCGCAAAGTTTCGTGTCTTTTAGGTTTGTTTTTGGCTGGCGCTGGAATCAGCGGCAGCATCAGGGGAGGTGTATCTACATCATCGCGGTTCCAGCACGCCGAAAGGCACGCCCGCTGCTTACCGCGCGCGGCTTCGCTGCCGCATGTTCGCGCTTCCCTCTTCGCCAAGCCCGTATCAGCGCTGTGCACAACTCACCTCGCTGCATTACGTCCTGGCACCTGTATATATATTATAAGTCTCTAATATACCTTTACGGTATACACAGGCCGTTCGGCGTTCATTTTTCTGCGCACTCTATGCCCTT